TGCGGCCGTCAACGCGCACATCGCCCACGCCTACCTCGAGGCGCAATACAAACCCTTCAACCCCATCTGCTGACCTGCCGCCATGTACCCGATCTTCCTTTGCTGCCTACTGGTGGCGCTTGCCTGCGAGGAACTGCTATGACCACACACCAAGGCCCGAGCTACGTCGCCGGCAAGGTCGACGAATACAAGTATCCAGCGCTCGGCGACGAGAAGCCGCCCAAGGGCGCCGACGTGCACTTGCTTACGGTCGGCGGCATCTGCGTTCGCGGGCCCTGGGACGACAAGGGCAACCGTTATCTCGGCTGGGCACCGCTGCCGAAGCGCAACCACGAGCGTGAAGCTGAACTGCTGAGGCTGCGCGGTAAACTGTGACGCCATGAGTACCGCAGTACCACTCGTGAAGCCCTTGCCCGTCCCGGTTGTCAAAGAACTACACGGCGAAGAGGCGCTGCGCATGTGGTTAGCGGCCCAGTCAACCCAATTGCGAGAACACTATGACCGCAGCTTCACCGGCGTCACTTGGCGCGACACGCTCGACGGATGCGCCGAACCGGCTCGACCAGCACCAAGTCGGCGGTGACCATTACAGCAAGCTGAAGATCACGCCCTGGCAAGCGCTGGAGGCGTGGTTGACGCCCGAGGAGTTCCGAGGCTACCTCAAGGGTGAGGCAATTGTCTACATTGCCAGAGAGCGCGACAAGGCGGGCCCGGTGGACATCGGCAAGGCCCGCCACGTGCTGCAGAAGCTGGAAGAGGTTGACAAGGCCCTGGCGGCTGCGTTGCGTGCCAACCTGCCAGAGACCCCGGAGTGGCCGCTCCCGCCGCCCGTACCGGGCTGCATGCACTGCCCGACGCGCGCTTGTGCACGGTCCGACTCCTGCCCATACCACCCCGCGCGCGAGGCTGGCGGCCCCGCCACGGGCCAAACGGCCGCCGGCTAGGGGGTTGGGTGCTGTGCCGGTACTGCGGGGCGCCTGCGCGCGTCCTTTCAACACGCACGCCGAACGGCGAGTTTTACGTCGTTCGGCGCATGGGCTGCACTGCCGAACCGGTAGCGCACCGCTTCAACACCGTTGAAGTCTTGGAGACACTGATCAAGAAGTTCGCCGGCAAGCGGGTCCAGGAATTGCTGGGGCACAACCGGCGCGGGGCAGAGCGCATGCGCACGTACCACGCCCGGCGTGATGCCGTGCTGGCGAAGGTGCGAGCCGGCGGGAAGTACGAAGTGATCGCACAGGAGGTCGGTGTCAGCCTAGCCAGCGTGCGCAAGTACGTGCGCGAGGCCGCCACGGGCCCACTACCGCCCGGGAGGCGACCCAATGGGCACAGTCCACCAGTTTGAGCCACGCAGGCCCCAAGAGCCCGACAACCCGCACGCGCAGGGCGAGGTCGTCTGCGGCGCGTGCGAGCACAGGTTCCGCGGTGTTGCCAAGGTTGGTGACCCGGGTTCTTCGCGCGACGTAGGCCAGGGCGAAGGCTTCGAGTGCCCGCGCTGTCACGCGCGCAAGGGCATCTTCTCTGAGTTTGTCACCTACAGCAAGGCGCCGACGTGGCACTGTGAATGCTGCCGTGGCTGGCTGTTCTGCATCATCTTGGCTGCCGACGGTACGCCGTGCGTGCAGTGCGCCAACTGTGGTCAACTGCGTAACGCCATCGACTTGTTCAACAAATGACGAAGAAAACAGCCCAGGAAGTTGCCGCAGGCTTAGACGTCGACGCGTACTGCGACGGTCTAGCCAAGGCGAAGACCGAGCATGCCGAACAGCGAGCTTTCTTCGCGTGGTTGCAAATCCAAATAAATCTAGGTACGCATCCACTGGCCCGTCTGGCGTATGCTGTGCCAAACGGCGGCGAGCGTAATCTGATCGTTGCGTCTCGCCTCAAGACGGAGGGTGTGAAGAGCGGCGTACCGGACATCTGCTGGCCGGTCCCCCGTGGCGTGTTCGCAGGGCTGTACATCGAGATGAAGGTACTGCCGGGCGGGCGCGTTTCGGAGACTCAGGAGCAGTGGCACGGCGATCTGCGAAGCGTGGGCTATGCAGTCGCCGTGTGCTGGTCTTGGCGGGACGCAAGGCAGTGCTTCTTGGACTATGCAACCGGTCAGGGGGTGGCTGTGGAGTACAAATGTCAGCAGCCCTGACCCGCGAGCAGATCCTCGAGAAGCTCCGGGCCACGCAGGTCCAGCTAGTTGTCTGTGCCAGGACCTACGAGGCAGCGAAGCAGCTCTTCGACGCCGCTTGTTTTGCAGGCGACGGGCAGCTTGCCGACGCGCAACGCATGGCGCTGCACACGGCACTCGATGAGATGCTCGATCAAGCAGCGGGAGCAATGACGCTCACGCGCAAGCTGATGGAGCACCACGATGACTAACTTGGCCCTTATACTCGCGAGCACTGGCAGCAACCCGGCGCTCCTGACCAACATGGCACCACCCTCTACCCCTGACCTTGGCGACGTGCTACAGAGCGCCGAAGCGCGGGTCATTGCGGTCACACTGGCGCACATCGCCGACGAGACGAAACGCAATGCCGACGCCATCATCTCGGTCAGCGAGAGCCTGCGCATGCTCGCCAGCATCGAATCGCAGCAACGGCACGTCATTGAAAGCCTGAAAGAAGGCAGCATCCGGATGACCGACCACGAGAAGCGGCTTCAACTGGTGGAGCAGAACCTGCCCGCCTTGCTGGAGATGCGCAAGTGGGTCGTCACCGGTGTGCTGGCGGGCGTCGGCATGATGGGCGCAGCGCTTGTCAAGCTGGTGATAGTCGACGTCCCGCGCTTCAGCTACCCGCAACCGCCGGCCGCAGTGGCGCCGGCCCAGCCCGTGCAGAAGTGAGCCTCGAGCTGCGCCTCATTGCCGTGCTTGTCGCCGTGTTGGCGCTGCTGGGCGGTGGCGCGGCGCTGTGGACCAAGGGCTACAGCGTAGGCAAGCGGGCCGAGGCGGCGGAGCGAGAGAAGACGGCCAAGGCACAGCAAGAAGCCAACGACAAGGAGACGGCGCGCATTCGGAACGAGGGACACGCACTGGCTACCGATTTGCTCATCAAACTCGGCAACAGGGAGGACCTCGTTGAACGCACCTCGCAACAACTCGCGCAAGCCCTCAGGCGGCCTGCGCTATGCCCTGCTGGCGGCAGCATTGGTGACCTTGTGCTACCTGCTGACCTTGTTGATAGCATGTTCAGCCGTGAGCCCCGCCCTGCCGCCAACGCGGCCAGCGCTGGAGCTCCCGGACGCTAGCCTCACCGAACTTTGCCACATCCCGGCCTTACCGCCGGAGGGCCAGCCGCAGCCGCTGAACGTGCTGGCACCTGTGGTCAAGGCCGTGCACAGCGCCCTCCTTGACTGTGCGGACAGGCACGGTGCGCTGATCGACTACGTTCGCAGCGCGGCGAAGAAGACTACTCAACAGTAAGCCTCGCAAAAGTCTTCGCGTACCATATCCGACAACGGCCCGCGCATGTGCGCCGGCACAACCGCAGGAATGGGAACGAGGCATGGCCTCCCTTGAACAAGATTCGTGGACATGGGCCGCGATGGAGCCAGAACCGACGGAGCGCGAGCGCGCCCTGTTCGACTTGTTTTGCCAAGAGTACCTCGTTGACCGCAGCACTACCAAAGCGGCCAGCCGGTGCGGGTTCCAGGCCGTGTTCTGCGACGAGTACGGGAAGCTCCTGTTTCAAAAGAGCTACGTACAGCGGCGCCTCGCCATGCTGGAGCACCAGCGGGCGGACCCCATGCGGGAAAAAGAGTGGGACGCCATCAACACCCGCGCCCGCCTGCGCGCCATCATCAACGATGAATCGCAGAAGGCCGCGTCGCGTGTGTCAGCCGCGCGAGAGCTGAACGCGATGCACGGGCTGCACGCGCCCACCAAGGTCGACATCTCCGGCAAGTCCGGCGGCGTCATGGTCATCCCGGTCGGTGACATCGACACCTGGGAACAGCAAGCGATGGCAAGCCAGTCGGCGCTTATGGAAGCTTCGCGCGTCGACTGATGTTTGGCCTGCCCAGTACGCTTCCCGTAGCCTTCGAACCGCCACCGCCCCCGGCACCGCCGCGCATTGTCTGGCAGCCCCTGCCGGGCTCGCAGCGGCTGGCCCTATGGTGCCCGGCTCACATCATCCTGTACGATGGCACGCGCGGCCCGGGGAAGACCGATGCGCAGCTCATGCGCTTCCGCCGCAACGTGGGTCGGGGCTACGGCCGTTTTTGGCGCGGTGTCATCTTCGACCGCGAGTACAAGAACCTCGATGACTTGGTTGCCAAGTCGATGCGATGGTTCCCAGAGATCGCGGGGCCCAAGCCGCACTTCATGTCCAGTAAAGCCGACTACCGTTGGCGCTGGGAGACGGGCGAAGAGCTGCTGTTTCGTGTCATCAAGCGGCCCGCCGATTACTGGGGTTACCACGGCCAGGAGTTCTTCGACATGATGATGTCGTGCAACCGCAGCAGCTACCGCCCGCAGGATTACCCGCTCACCATCGACGGCGACGAGTACAACCGCACGGGCCAGATCCTCATCCTAAACGAGGGCGACTCGCGCGGCGTTGGGCACGTGCTGCCTGAGCTGCCCCTGGAGGTCTTTGCCACAACGAACCCCTATGGCCCGGGGCACAACTGGGTAAAGAAGCGGTTCATCAACGCAGCACCGGCCGGGCGCATTGTGCGCAAGTCGGTCAACGTGTTCAACCCGCGCACGCAGCAGCGCGAGAACGTCGTTAAGACGCAGGTACGGCTCTTCGGCAGCTACCGCGAGAACATCTACCTGAGCCCGGAATACATTGCCGAGCTCGAGCAGATGACGGACAAGAACAAGCGCAAGGCATGGCTCGGCGGAAGCTGGGACATTGTTGCCGGCGGCATGTTCGACGACGTGTGGGACAGCGACTTCCACGTCCTGGTGCCGTTCCAGTTGCCGCCGACATGGAAGATCGACAGGAGCTTCGACTGGGGCAGCAGCAAGCCGTTCAGCGTCGGCTGGTGGGCTGAGTCGGACGGTAGTGACGTGCAAATGCCCGATGGCACGTGGCGCAGTACCGTGCGCGGCGACCTGTTCCGCGTTGCAGAGTGGTACGGCACCACGGGCAAACCGAACCAAGGTCTGCGCATGCTGGCGAACGACATCGCGGCGGGCATTGTTGAACGTGAGATGGCGCTTGGCTGGACATCGCCTGACGGCCTCAACCGCCGTGTGCAGCCCGGCCCGGCTGACAACAGCATCTGGGACATCGAGAACGGGAACAGCATTGCCGCTGACATGCAGCGGCCCGTGAAGGTGCGCGGCAAAACGTTCAAGGGCGTGAACTGGACACGCAGCGACAAGTCGCCCGGGAGCCGGAAGCTCGGCTGGGAACGTGTGCGCACGTACCTGAACGACGGCCTTCCCGAGTATGTGGTCAACAAGGAGGGCAAGAAGGTCCGAGTGCCGCGCGAGCGCCCCGGCCTGTTTGTCTTCAACACTTGCACCCACTTCATCGACCTGTTCCCCACGTTGCCACGCGACGAGGACGACCAGGACGACGTTGACACCGACAGCGAAGATCACATTGGCGACGAAACCCGTTACAAGGTATTGTCCGCCGTTACTGGCGCCCGTAGTGGACGCACAAAGGGAACCTAACCATGGCACTTAACAGCACGCACCCGAGCTATGACGCGCATGTCAAAGACTGGGAGCTGATGCGCGACTCCTACTCCGGCGAAGGCGCGGTGAAGGCGAAGGGCTTTGTGTACCTGCCCGCAACGCCGGCACAGGTGCTGGACGGGGCGTTGGACCAAGACCCGAAGAAGCCGGGTTACGTCTCTTATCAAGGTTACCTTGCCCGCGCAGTGTTCCCCGACTACGTCAGCGATGCCGTGGAACGGTACATCGGCATGCTGCACGACAAGGACGCCGAGATCGAACTGCCGCCGGCGATGGAGCCGCTGCGGGAGAAGGCAACGGCCGACGGCGAGTCGTTGCTCAACCTGCTGCGGCGCATCAATGAAGAACAGTTGGTGAGCGGCCGGCTGGGCCTGCTGCTGGAC